ACATTTACTATAAGGGCGTAGAGATCAACTCTACGCCCTTCTTCATCGGCACCGCAGCGTTCTGCGGAAACCTCCTCCTCCTGTTCTCGTGTTCTCCGGTGTGAATAAATATATTTATTCACACACGGAGACACGAGAACGAAAGAATGAGGTGGCTGGCCGGTGATCGGGCTTGATGGGGAGGACAACATGGAGGTAAAAAACAGAAAGCTTTCCAGCATTACTGCATACGGGAAAAATGCGAAAAAGCATGACAAGACGCAAATCAACAACGTTGCGGAGAGCATCAAGCAGTACGGATTTGTACAGCCAATTGTGATTGACCGTGACGGTGTGATCGTAATCGGCCACTGCCGCGCTCTGGCGGCAAAGAAGCTGGGCTTGGAAGAAGTCCCCTGTGTCTGCGTGGACGATCTGACACCGGAGCAGGTGAACACCCTGCGGCTGGTGGATAATAAGAGCAACGAGAGCGACTGGGATTTTGACCTCCTGGCTGATGAGCTGCCCGGTCTCGACCTGTCGGCGTTTGACTTTGAATGGGGTCTGCGTGACGAACTGAACGATTCTGTTGTCGAGGATGATTATGAACCTGTCATTCCGGCGGAGCCGAAGAGCAAGCTGGGCGATGTGTACCAACTTGGAGACCATCGCCTTATGTGCGGAGACAGCACGTCTTTGACAGACGTACAGAAGCTTGTGGGGGGGGCACAAATCGATCTTCTTCTCACCGATCCTCCGTACAATGTGGACTATCAGGGCACCGCCGGTAAAATCAAGAACGATAACATGGAAGATGCAGCCTTTAGGCAGTTCCTGACGGATGCTTTCTCCAATGCGGCGATGGTTATGAAACCCGGCGCTCCGTTCTACATCTGGCATGCAGACAGTGAAGGGTATAACTTCCGTGGTGCGTGTAAAGATTCGATGCTGCGTGTCCGGCAGTGCCTGATCTGGGTAAAGAATTCCCTTGTAATGGGGAGACTGGATTTCCAGTGGAAACATGAACCTTGCCTGTACGGCGAGAGTGAGATTGAAGAGGACGCGCATGAGCCTTGCCTTTACGGATGGACGGAAGGCAAGAAGCACTACTTCTTCAAGAACCGCAGGCAGACAACTGTATTGAATTTCGATAAGCCTGTCAAATCTGCGGAGCATCCGACCATGAAGCCGATCAAGCTGTTTGATTACCAGATGCAGTGTTCCAGTAAGCCGGGTGAGAATGTACTTGACCTGTTCGCTGGCTCCGGCACAACGATCATGGCAGCGGAGCAGAATGGAAGACACGCTTTCTGCATGGAGTATGATCCGAAGTATGCCGACGTCATTGTTGACCGGTGGGAGAAGTTCACCGGGAAGAAGGCGGTGCTGCTGAATGACTGATGCTCAGGCGACTGCGCGGAGGATGTTGAAGAAAAACCAGCAGTATTTATCCACACAGCAGATGAAAACATTGAACGGGCTGATTAAGTCCGGCGATATTACAGGGGCCATGAATGGCCTGCATACATTGGTGGCGAGAAAACTGACTGCGAGAAAGGAGGGTGCGTATGGCAAGGCCAAGAAAGGAAATAGATCAAAAACAGTTCGAGAACCTATGCGGCCTGCAATGCACGCTTGAGGAAATCTGCGGTTGGTTTGGTGTGACTGATAAAACACTGGATAGTTGGTGTAAACGCACCTATCATGCCAGTTTTTCCGAGGTATTTAAACAAAAGCGCGGAGCGGGGAAAATTTCGCTGCGGCGGAGCCAGTGGCGGCTTGCGGAAAAGAACGCGAGCATGGCTATCTGGCTTGGGAAGCAATACTTAGGGCAGCGCGATGAGCCAGAAGAATCGATTGACGTGGAGGATACGGACGCTTATCTGAAAGAAGCGGGTATCGAATGAAAAGTTCGACAATCCACCCAGCGTTCGGGGATAAGCATAAGGAATATATCAGAAATGCAACGCGCTGCACTATTTCTGTTGCGGAAGGTGCTGTTCGAGCGGGAAAAACCATCGACAATATAGCCGCCTTTGCAACGATGATAAACAAAGGCACGCCTGATAGAATCCATTTGGCGACCGGCTCCACAGCGGCGAACGCTAAGCTGAACATTGGAGACGCGAACGGATTCGGGCTTGAATATCTATTTCGCGGTCGGTGCAGATGGACGAAGTATAAGGGAAACGAGGCTCTTGTAATTAAATCCTGTGGGCAGGATTATGTAGTTATTTTTGCGGGCGGAGCGAAAGCGGACAGCTTTAAAAAAATACGCGGCAACTCATACGGAATGTGGATTGCAACTGAGATCAACCTTCACCATGAGGATACGATCAAGGAGGCGTTCAACCGACAGCTTGCCGCAAAACTTCGACGTGTTTTTTGGGATTTAAACCCTTCGTCGCCTGGACACTGGATTTACCAGAATTACATAGACCGATTCCCAGAACAATTTGGGGCGCGGTATAATTACCGGCACTTTACTATCCGGGACAATGCAACGATTACAGCCAAAAGGCTTGCGGAAATCGAAAGCCAGTATGATATAAAAAGCATCTGGTATCGACGGGATATCCTCGGTGAGCGCTGCATTGCGGAAGGGCTTGTGTATCCGATGTTTGGCGATTCCTGCATCGTGCAGGACACACCGGAAACCGGCGATTATTACATTTCCATTGACTACGGCACGCACAACCCGTTTTCGGCTGGCTTGTGGTGCGTGACGAAAACAGAAGCGGTGCGCATTGGAGAGTATTATTACTGCGGGCGAGAAGAACGGAAAGAAAAAACGCCAGAAGAGTATTATTCAGAGGTAAAGCGTCTTGCGGGTGGGAGAGATATAAAATGTCTGATTGTAGATCCGTCTGCGGACGCTTTCATTGCCACCGTAAAGAAGCACCATGAGTTCAAAGTTCGCGGGGCTGTGAATGATGTACTGCCCGGCATACAGACAACGGCTGATATGATCGCGTCCGGGAAGGTCAAAATCCATGAGAGCTGCGAGGACGCCATCCGCGAATTCGGGCTTTACAGGTGGGACGAAAAAGCAGAATCTGACCGCGTCGTGAAGGAAAACGACCACACTATGGACGAAATCAGGTACATGGTGATGACGGTTTTGAAAAAGCACTTCAAAGAACACAGATTTGTGCCGGAGCTGGCGCGGTGAGGTAAAAGATGAAAACATATCAGGATTTTTTAGAGGTCGCCGAAAAATCGGATCGGGACAGAATGGAATTTGTTCTGGCGGCGATCAACGATCATAAAAACTCGGATCTGTACCAGCAGGCAAAAATTGCGCGGGAATACGACGAGCACCGAAATGTTACCATCATTACCGTGCAGAAGCTGCTTTATACGCTGTCCGGGAAGGCTATCCCGGACAACTATAGCGCAAATTACAAGCTCCGCAGCGCATTCTTCCCGATTTTCATGCGGCAGGAAACACAGTATCTGCTCAGCAACGGCGTGATACTGAAAAACGCCGAGAACAAGAAGCGGCTCGGCAAAAAATTTGACAATCAGATTCAGGATCTGGCGCGCTCGGCGCTCGTCGGCGGCGTGGCCTATGGCTTCTGGAACCTCGATCATTTGGAAGTGTTCACGGCCCTAGAATTTGTGCCGCTGCTGGATGAGGAAAACGGATCGCTTCGCGCCGGTATTCGGTTCTGGCAGGTAGCGGCGAACAAGCCGCTGCGAGCGACACTGTACGAGCCGGACGGATTCACACAATTCATCCGCAGGAGCGGGAAAGAGATGGAGATTTTAGCACCGAAACGCGGCTATATCTCCGTCGAAGCCTCGTCTGAGGTGGACGGAACAGAAATCTTGGAGTATCAGAATTACCCCGGATTCCCGATCATCCCCATGTACGGCAATCGCGCCCGGCAGTCCGAGCTTGTTGGCCAACGCGAGGCAATCGACTGCTATGATCTGATCAAATCCGGTTTCGCGGATACCGTAGATGACGCATCGATTATCTACTGGACGATCTCCAACGCAGGCGGCATGGACGAAATCGATATGGCGCGGTTCAAAGAAACTATGCGGCGGATCGGAGTCGGCCTTGTGGACGACGACGGCGCAAAGGCGGAGGCCCACACGCTTACGATTCCAGTCGAGGCGCGGGAAGCGCTGCTGAGCAGACTCAGCGACGATCTTTACAGGGACTTTCAGATGCTGGACACCACGAAAATACAGGGCGGGCAAAAGACGGCGACCGAGATCACGGCGGCATACCAGCAGATGGACAACAAGGTTGACGAATTCGAATACTGCGTCAGTGATTTCCTGTATCAGCTTTTTGCACTGAACGGCATTGACGATGAGCCGACATTTACGCGCTCGAAGATCGTGAACCAGCTGGAGCAGACGCAGATGGTGCTGCTTGCCGCGAGCTACCTTGACGACGAAACGATTCTGAGCAAGCTGCCGTGGCTTACGCAGGAGGAAATCGCAAACATTTTGAAGAGGAAAAGCGCGGAAGAATTAGAGCGATATTCCACGAAAGATATGGAGGAATAGACGTATGAGCAGCATGGTACAGGGTGATGCGTACAGCCTCGATGTTACGATCAAAAACAACGGTTCCCCCATCAATATTGCGGATGTCAAGGCGGTTGAGTTCACTTTATTCAATTTCAAAAAAATTTATCCGGGGGAAGCGGAATACTCGGATGGAAAGTTCCACATTCCCCTCACCCAGCAGGAGACCTTTCGGCTCCCGAAGCTCTGCCAGATGCAGGTGCGCGTGAAATTCAAGAGCGGTGACGTGATTG